ATTTAGTTATCTCTTTCAGCTGGCATATATGCTCGATGTAGATCTGGACGAAATGTGGGAGCTCCATCGAAAAAAGATTCAGACCAAAGTCTATGCAAAAAATAATGTGAGTGTATTTTAGAATGGCATCAGAGCTTATGATAGATGACCGTCTTCAAATAGACAAGTTTAACCCGTCAACTTGGACTGGCGACTTTGGAGTCAATTCGGGCGGCTTCCCCAAGGGTCTAGTCATTGATGGTTCCGTTACAAATGCAATCGATGAGACGCCAACAGACTACAGCGATGACCTCCGAGTGAAGCCGGCCGATCTCTCCGGAAATGTATATTTAAAAACGATCGCTTCTGGAGATGCCCCAAATGGTATATTCACTGCCCGCAAGTTTGAATATTCTGACGGGACAGTGACATGGATGCGTCCAGGACAGCCTTGGTCCTGGATAAAGAAGAAAAGCGACAAGATCCGTGAAGATTCGTTTCTATGGGTTCTGGCATTGGTCTTATTGGTATTTCTGTTTTGTCTATCGCGCTAGATTGGCGTCACTTTGGCCGCAACAACCTTGACAAGTTTTTTTTCTAAAATATCTTTTTCATTTTTTGAACGTGTTTCCAACTTGGGGCATTCATGCACCTCAAGTTGTATGCAGCGCGCACAAAACATCCCTTCACACTCGCGGCACTTGAAGAACTTGGGTTTGTGCTTGCACATCGTCTACTATTTCACAAACAGTTTTAATCTTAATATACGTATTACAATCATCTACAATCTCGCACAAACCTCTGGACCAGCCTTGAACGATGCGCTCCCAGCAGGCTTTCATGGCTGGCAAATATCTCGCGAACCATTCACGATCGCGCAAGACACGAACAACGACAAATTCGGGAGGGTCGCCTGGTCTATATTGAATAAAGTCACATTCTTCCAAATCTGTAATTTCCAATAAAAGTTGAATCTGAGGAACATAGTATTTTGGAACCTTTTTTTCAATTTTCCGAGTCAAAGGGCACTTTATTTCTATCAAGAGACCATCTTCAGTTATACCGTCTGCAGATCCCCCGAGCCAAGGATAATCCTTGTGTTGGACCAGACCAATCTCGTGTGATCTCCGCCCATAGGTCTTGTCGTAGAGATCTCTGACAAATGGCTCGAGTTCTGTCCCGTGGGCCGTCGCCGCATTTCCGGCCCATTTTGTTCGAAGAACCTTTTTTCTTACAAATTCATCTGGAGATTCGTAGTGATTTTCTCCGATGGCGCTCGCAACGTCACTCGCTGTAATCATATTCTCTCTGAGTTCTAACCATTCCTCAGATCTTTGTTCTGCGTATTTTCGCCCGATCAATTCACGGACTCTCGGGTGGATCTCGGCGGGCTGCATTGACTGGAATTTTCTTATTCTTAAAACGTGGATCAGTCTTAAGCACTATTTCGGCGGCATTTTGCTCGGCCTGTTTCTTGGTCGTTGAGATACCTAGACCACAAATCATATCGTCGACTATGACCGTTATGTGAAATTGTCCGTTCACTTGATTGATAACCTTGTAGTCTGGCAGAGGATATTTCAGGGCCTGGCACCATCGCATCAATTGATCCTTATAATTGTCATCCACGAGAGATGTCGTAACTTTGGTGAACGAATCAAGTATAAATTTCTTAGCATGAACCATTCCGATATCAAGATAGATTGCCCCGACCAAAGCCTCGAAAACATCCTCCATAATGTGCTCGTTGGTATTCCAACCGTTTCGTTCACCCTTTTCATCCATAAGGATCAATTCATCGAGTCCGAGCGCTTTTGAGATTTCACATAGCGTTTTGCCTCGCACCATCTTTGTTCGTGCTCGGGTCAAAAATCCCTCTTGCTCCTTTTCGTGCATATCAAAGAGGTGTTTAGTGATGACGAAACCTAAGACAGAATCTCCCATAAATTCAAGAGTTTCATATGAGCCCGTCAAATTTTCATATCGCTTCAGCGCGCTCTTGTGCGTGAAAGCGCGCTGATACAATTCCAAATTTTTGATTTTTGTGCCTATGAGTTTATTTATTATGGAATGTGTTAACATTTATATTGAATGAGGATTATTATTTTAAGCCTTGACAACCTTGGGGCGGCTCTTCTTTTCCTTCGTGACGGGAGCAGCCACCACAGGCGTCTCTTTCAAATAATGGCGGTTGACATACTTTTGCATATTCAGGAATGTGAGCTGGACTCCATCGGGAACTTGCAGTAGGCTCTTGAGCTCGGCGTTCAGTGAAATATTCTGACCCTTCTTCAAATCGTGCGTCTCGTAATACTTATTCAGAAGCTTATTGACCTGAGAGCGAGAAATCTTCTCATTCTCCGGGAGGCTCAGAAACGCGCGAAGCTCTTCTGTGATAATCTGTGGCTTGTTGAAGCCGTTGTTCTGGGACTTGACCGCGCGCTTTTCGCCGGTCGGATCCTCAATGTGCTGCCTAATCTTGCGCACATCCTTGCGTAGAGATCGAAGCTCCTTGTCGATGACTTCGATCGCAGACGTGAGAGTATCAAGAGACGCCATTTATTTTCTATAAGTTTTCAATCTTTAAGCCGATTATTACAATAATGAGTATCAAAAGAGTCAAAAGTATGTTTCGGCTCGGAGGGGCCCCAAAATTCTCGGTGACCGGCAGGTGAAGGGCAAATCCGGGCGGCAGAGACACCCCGCCCGAAGGTCTGACTTCGAGACGAGACATGTCCGGATTCGTGTTCTTGCATGATGGCTCACAACACCCAGGGCTGCAGGGGTAGACTTGCCAATCGATTTTTGACACGTAGCCGCACATTGTGGACGTTTTATCAAAAGGGTCAGCTAAGCACATACAATCCTTCAGGACAAAGTCAGTCGAGCACTTCCCCATAATCTACATAAAGATTAATTTAATGTATACTACACAATGGAATATGCCAAGCCCCAGAAGCTACCCGATGGTCGATATTTTTTGCGAATTTCTGGGGGGCGCCACCAGGTGAATGGTCTGGTTCTTCAGGATTCTCTCGAGTCCAAATCGGTCTCTTTCAAGATTCCAGATGATTTTGACCTTTTTTCGACTATCGACCAGGGTATTATTACCAGAGCAAAGAACTCAAAAGTTGAGTGGTTCGGTCGCGACTTGTCGGACGACACGATCGTGGCGGCCTATCAGGAGAGCGTGACGGATGGTGTCCTCGGCGCGAGCCTCGCGTCCATCAAGGGTCAGGTGGTCTCTCTCGCATTCGATACCCAGAAAAATTCAATTCAACTCCAGGATGTCAAGGAGGGAACAAAGTGTGATTGCGTTCTCGAGCTCTCAGGACTTTGGTTTCTGAAAAAGTCTTTTGGGCCAGTATGGAGGGTCCTCCAGGTCCGTGTCAGGGGGGAGCCCAAGTCCCGTCCGACCGACTATCTATTTTCAGACGAGCCGGAAGATGAGGTTGAGGATCCGACTGACTACCTTGATTGACTTGCCAAAAAAATATAGACAGTTAATAATAAATGAATCGTAAGGGCCTTGTCATATTGGCCCTTCTGGCCGTCATTGTTTTCCTCCTTATGTCCCAGCCCAAGCGTCGCTCAGGATCCGTACCGGGGTATACCGCGTCGGCCGGCGCCCCAGCCATGGTCAGTCGGAGCGATTTCGACTCTGGCGTCGTTTCCTCAGCCAGCCTGATTCCCCGTGATGTGGTAGCGACTGAGGATTTCGGGCAATTTAGCCCAGACAAGATTCTAGGAAATCAGAACTACCTCGATCCCCGGAGCCAGATTGGCTATCCCGAGACCCTCGGTGGCGTTCTCCGCAACGGCAACCAGCAGGAGCGCTCTGAGCCACTCAATCCCCGCACGCCCGTTTCCATCTTTAACCTCAGCACGATACCTCCCGATGTCATGCGGCCCCGCTTCGACATCGACTATGAGTATGCGTAAATGGTGTCTTTTTTTTACATAATAAAATAACATAATGGATTTTAAATCCGCAATGACCGAGTGGGTAGCTCTCAAAGCCCAACTCTCCTCGGCGCGCAAAGATCTCGGCGTTTTGAACCAGCGCGAGAAGGATCTTCGCGCGTTTGTGACTCAGCACATGGCCCAGAATGAGATAGATACCGTTAGGGTCCAAGATAAAGTAAAAGTCGAACTGAAGACAAAGGTATCTAAAGGTTCTATCACAAAAGAAGTCATTAAGAAGGGCCTAATGAGCTATTTTAACGGTGATGAAGTAAAGGTCGAAGCCGTCTGGAATATCATACAGGATTCCGTGGCCCGTAAACAAACGCAGAGCGTGTCTGTAACAGGTTTAAAGACCTGAAGCATTTAATTTATAAATATAATGGGTCTCAATGACGAATACGCAAGAGATGCGTATATATACGAACAGGTATGGGATTCTGATGATGAGGATTTGGAGGGACCAGAGCTTGGCGAAGAGGACTGGCAAGACATGTGTTCTCAAGAACTTTTGAACGGCTGGATGATTCTTCGCACATATTTAGATGAAAATTATATAGAATCTCTAGCGACGTATAATTTGTTTGTAAATTTCATCTTGTATCCGTCCGGGTGGTTTTCTGAAATGACACCGACGGGTATTCAGGCACTACTGTGGTCCGAAATGTCAAGAATTCCAGAGATCGCAAGTAGAGTTTCCATCCAAAATTTTGTGGCATGGACCAATAATTATATACGACCAATATAAATGGTCATAGACCTTACTGGCCCAAAGGTATTGGCCCCGACAGTCCTCTTTTGGCTCGTGTCAATGGCACCTATCGGGCTGTTTCTTCAGGTTCATTTATTTTTGTTTTTATTTTGGATCACAATCAATTTTGGTTTTAAATTCACAATTACTAAGAGTGACCTGATAGTTCCTGGAGTGCTCTTCGTTGCCCTCGGCCTCTCCAAGGGCCCGCTCATGGTCCATACTATCCTCTTCGCCGTCTTGTGGTCAAGTCTTCGCTCATTGTTTCCCACATTTTTCTAGGCTATGACTAGATGAAGCACCTTGTCGTCGGCCCAGGTGCTATGGGATTTTTCGCCTATTTAGGTGCTCTTTCAAAATTGAAAAGACAAGGTCAGCTCGACGATCTGGAAGAAATTTCTGGATCTTCGGCCGGAAGTCTTTTGAGTTTTCTTTATTGTGTATCCGATGGCGATCCCATGAAGATACTCGATATATCATTGGATATACCAATCAAGAGTATAATGAAACCTAGTATAAAGACTTTACTGACTGACTATGGGTTTGTGTCATCAAAAAAGATACGGGCAATTCTTTCCAAGGCATGTGAAAAATTGACCGGCCGTGACGATATCACATTTTCTGAATTGTATGACCGAAATCCTATAAAGCTTCATGTAGCCGCATACTGTGTCGACCTCATGAAGACTGTCTATTTTTCTGTCGCCTCGACGCCGACCATGAGCGTCCTAGACGCTCTCTGTGCCTCCATAGCCATCCCTTTTTTGTTTTCTAGTATAAAATTGAGTGACGGTTGGAGGTATATAGATGGGGGCACGGAGGAGGATGCGCCCTGTGGACCCTTCCTTGGACTGACAGACGTTTTTGTTTTGAAATTGGGATATAACCACCTGACCGAAGTGAAAGATTTCAAGAGCTACGCCATACACATTTTGTATTCTACTATAAAATTGAGACACACCTATGGATATCAAACGGTCGAGCTCCGAGTGACTGATGGTGATATGTTTGACTTTGGTGCGTCAAATGAAGGAAAGCTTCGTATGTTTTTAAAAGGATACGATCAGGTCTGATTTTTTTCGAAACATAGAGTACCATGCTCAGAAAGAGTTACGTTGTGCGGCGAACGAGAAAGGTGATTCGCGTGGCGGCCACACCGACGCACAAGTCGTACAGTTATGTTCGCAAGGCTGGAAAGAGCCGGGTCTCTGCCGTTCCCCTCAAGGATGTCGGTGCGTCCGGTAAGAGCTCCCGAGTCATCGGAAAGCTCAGAGGGGGTATGTTGACTCGCTATGGCTATCATCCAGTGGAAGCCCCGCCGACGCGCCACAAGGCTCTGGCCCTCGGCATCAGCCGCGGAGAGACTCCTCTGGCTGTCATGCGCCGACTGATCGCCATAAGCACTCTCACGAAGCGTACGCTTCCTCGCGCATCTCGGATATACAGGGAAGACGCCATGTGGATCCGACGCAAGTATACAACATCTTTTGGCCGTTCAAAATAAATTATTGTCTATAATTAAATGAGCCTGAATAAAACAAACTTTAACAGAATGACTCCGGATGCAAAAAATCTAAGCATACGGACCATGCGTGTCAGTCAGATTCCTCTGAACAGGCACAAACGCGAGATTCTCATGGCTGCAATTTTCATGCACTTCGGCAGGGCGAATGCCTTTGCTCCCGGAGTTTTGACCGGCCTCGGTACCATGGCTGCGGGCGTTTCAGTGCGCGTCGGTGAGTGGTGGGCCAAATATTATATGGCAAAGCAGGCGTCCGAAGAAGCAAAGACCTGGCTGCCATATGCGATTGCCCTCGCAACAGTATACGTCTTTGTGACAATTCTACAATTTATAAGTTCTTCAAGAGAATACAGAAATCGTCGGGAGGCTCGGACGCACGCCGCTCAAGAAGCGTCTCTGGCCCATCAGCGCCACCAGGAGCTCGCTGAACTCCAGTTTAGGCGTTTCGAGATGATGATGGGGGCAGTCATAGCTGGTCGCGATCCTGTCATAGGTCAGCAGATTGCTGCGGCGGCCCATCCCGCCCTCGAGGCCCTTGAGGCTGCACCGAGCCCGCGCCTCCTGATGAGCGCGGCAAATGCCAACATTCCATAATCGCCCCGGAGCGTTCGCCGCCTACGGAGTGTCGCTTAGAGATTTTGAATCTTATTCTAAAAATGGAGGCTATCGCTCAAAGCGTATGGTCCGAACTCGGGCCTGGATATTCCGAGTCTGTTTATCATTCGGCCTTTGAGGTCGCCCTACGAAAGCAGGGTATCTACTATGAGACCGAGCGAATCGTGCCAGTATTTTACGACGGCCAAAACGTCGGGCATGTAAGGGCCGATCTCATAGTGGACCGACGAGTGGTCCTCGAGCTCAAGGCTGTAAGCAAGATCAATGAGACGTACCGAATTCAGACTCGAAATTATATGAAGCTTCTTGATCTAGATGTTGGGTATCTCATCAATTTTCCAGACCGAGCGACAGATCAGCCAGAGGTCGAGAAAATAGTGAGGGATCGTCCTGTCCCCAAGACTCTTGATCGGATCGATTGTTAAAATTAATATTTTTTAATAGTACATGCCTCATACACTGAAGCAACAGGATGCGCGCCGGTACCGCCCAAGCGCTACCAGACGTCCCTCGAGTCTGTCGCCCATCATAGAACAGGTTGAGAATATACTCAAAAAATTAAATAAGATGAACGGAGGGGTAAAAAAGGGGCGCTTCACTGTATATAATGTTAAATAGTACGTATAAATTGCCATTGAAGCTCTCGACATATATTTTCCCAAATTTGATCTTGAATATATAATTTTTCACGAGACTTGAGAAGTGGAAAACATGGAAGGTATTTATCTTCGCTCAAAAGTTCACACATCTTATATAGGACAAAAGAGTAACTCAAAAAGTTTTTGCGATTTGCCGGCTTGTGCTTCTCAAAAGGTTTTTGAATCGCGTGAAACATGAGCCTGAGCTTGTCTTCGAGCTCTTGTGGCATCGTGGGGGGCGTGATACCACTAATCATGGTCGTGATATATGGGACATGTTCGTAATATTTTGAATAATTCAACTTTTTCAGGAGACCCTTGACCTTTTCATGAGTCACCTCAGAAAGATCCTTAATCTTTTGTTTTCTGAATTCAGTTCTTAATTTTGATATAACATCTTCAGGGACATTTGTGGATTCTTTTGCCTGAAACTGACTGACCCATTCATTAAAATGATTTTCACGTTTATACGAATAGATGATGAGTTTCTCGTGTTCTTGCTCTTCCTTGTAGCCGACCTCGTCACCTTGGACGTATTCAGAGAGACCACACTCTCTGCATATTTCTTCACTCAGGGCATCGTCAAAAATTTTTGAATATCTCTTACCACACTGGAGACAAGGTGCCGAATCGTCACTCTTTTTGGCTTCATATTCGCAAACCTCTTCGACTTCCTTTAAATATTTTTTATAAATATCATTTCGGGCTATACCCTTACGCGTTGTGACGTGAAGACTCGCGACACTTCGAGACACAGTTTGGGGATGCGTTTCGGACGTGTATTCCCTGAGAATTGGAATACACGATAAAAGATAGTCAGTCATTTCTTCCTGATTTTTACATTTTTTCATCCTCTCATCGTACCTAGCCTCCATTTGTATATTACTATTTATTTATTTATGTATCATCAATCTTGGGAGCTAAATAAAATTTTAAATCTCCCAGATTCGCAATTGTATATCGGAATATAATTGGCATATCTGAGTTTGTAGAGTTTTGTAGTATTTGAACGGACGAACACATATTTGTAGCCTTTGTAAATAGATTAATATATTTAAGACTAAATGTTCCTCCAGTCCGCTTGACGTGTTCTGGAAACTCTATGACGGTGCATTGGTCGGCAAAGTCGCCCTTGCAGCTCAACTCGAGCGTGTTCCCGGCTCGTATAATATCCATTTCGGTCGAAAGATTACTCATGTCTCGGGTCATCTTCTGAAAATCGACGGATGGGAGAGTCGTCACGACGTTCATGTCGACGTCCGGAAATTCGAGTATGTCCTCGTTGATGTCGAGCAATTTTAGTTTAAATTTGGTTGAAGATTTTTTGACTGGATTCTCTATAACCATTTCCATAAAGTCGCGACCGGTAATTGAGGCCGAAAGGACGTCTTGACTACAGACCGACTTGAGAAGCTTGTATATATTTGCCATATTCATACCAGCTGCCAAATTTTCGGGACATTCATACTCTTCAAAATTATCAGCAGACATAAACATATGGACCAGAGTCACTCGGGCCGTGTCGAGTGTGAGTATCTGGATACCTTTGTCTGTAAAATACACATTCACATCATTGATAATATCTTTCAGAACCTCAAAGACCGATTTAAGGGCCGATGCTTGAATGGTCCGAAAACGCATCTTATCGTAACTGTTCCTTTTATCTTTAAGACGAGCGTGCACTCTTCTGTGCCTCGTCGACAGACATTTCGATTTTCTTTTTTAATTCGGGAGTAATTTCGGGTTGGAGCGTCTTGCCGTATCTGTCGAGTTCGAACATTCCGGAATTTTCCGAGCCATCGATGTTCGTAAATGACGGTCCGCCAGCTTCCCACATCTCGAGCTCGTTCGGACACATAGACTCGAGCCATGCTTTGACGTCTGCACCGACACACATCTTTCCTTCATTTGTGATAAGTGTCGGGACCCGAGTAATCTTCTTCGAAGGGACTCCATTCGCTCCAATTTCATGGAGTCTTACAATTTCAGACAAAGCCGGTTGAGCTTTGATGAAGGCCAGTATCTCCTGTGAAAATTTACATTTCGCGGAATAGACCAGAAGGGCCATATACTATTTTCATTTTTTTTGATTTTGTCCGGAAGACGCACTGAAACTTTTTCGTTTGTTAAAGTAATGAAGGACCTTGCTATACTTCTTATGGCCGGAGTCGCCCTCTTTCTCGTATGGAACAGTCACAAGACTGCAACCTTTATGGCCGACCCAACAGCGGCTATACCGCCAGTTGTCACACAGACAATTATTGAAAAATTTCTGGAATCCCGTAAGGATCTGGTACCGATCGACACCGTGTTTGTCAACGCCCAGCCGGACGGATCCTACAAGGCTCGAATTTTGTTTTTTAATTCAAAAAAGTTTTTGGGGATCCAGTATGACATGGACGCTCGGGTCAGCGATGACGGCTCTGTAGAGGTGTTCAACGTGGGAGACTCGAGCGCCTCGACCGGATCATACGGGTTCAAGCCAGATAGATACATGCCATGGAAGGATATTCAGGAAAATTTCGACACCCAGCTCAAGGCGGCTCTGGCTTTCAAGCCGACGCTCCTCAACATACCAGAGGCCCACACGTCCGGCATGATTCTCACGAATCAGAACCTGCAAACTCGCTCTTAATTTTATAAAACATATACTAGATGGTCGTATCGGCCCGGGCAATAGCGCAATCCGAAAAAAAGAGAAATAATGCAAAAAAGGAATATTACAGGGCTCTTCTCGACCAATTTTGTAGGAAAATTAAGACAGCCTCAGAAATTGGAAATAAAAAAACAATACTGACCGTGCCTTCATTTTTGATAGGGTTTCCAAAATATGATCTATCTATGACTGTTATGTATATGGCCCGACAATTGTCTCGACTTGGGTATATTGTAGACCTCGTCGGGCCGCTCGATCTTCAGATACGGTGGACAAAGGAGGCGCCCGAAGAAGAGCAATACCACGAGCCTGACCTCCCGACTCTGGCTGGACTTCATTCGCTGGCCCAAAAAGTTCGCTCGTCAAACAGCCACAAATAAATACTCGTATAAAACAAATGGATATCCTGAACGAGTCCGAGAGGCGCTTCACCAAAAAACTATGCGACGCTATGGTTCCCGTGATGATAGAAACATTTTGGGAAATGTGGCTCGAGGCCAAAAAGGAGACGCGCGGCCGCAACGCTATTCAAAATTTTCAGGAGAGGCTCAGGGCCGTCAAGACTTGGAATTCCTCAATTTCACTAAAGAATTCAGAGGCTATTGTCAAGAGACAGAGCCTTTTTCCAAACTTGCTCGCGGCCGTGTTCGTTATTCATGTAAAAATCCTGAGCGCCATTCGAACCGACAAAAAATCAAAAAAGATTTGCATCAAGCTCCCGGCGACCGACGTGTTCGCGCAGAGGTGCTATGAGGCGTGTGCCGAGGACCTCTATTATAACCCGAGCATCATCGTCGACAACAAGTCAGAGAGCGAACGCATGGAAGATCTCACAAAGAGATTCAGTAAAGATATAATTGTAGTGATCGAAGAGCTCGTTCCGACGGCTGAGATTCTCAACACTTACCTGCCCCTTCCCGCCGCCGGTGAGGATTTGAACATGGACGAGGAGGAGGGCGATGAGGAGGAGGATATCCCGGACCTCATGGACGAGGCGCCAGTCGGAAACATGGAGCTCGCGGCGACTCCAGGAGGCGAACACACCGCAGTGACCGTCAACAATACACTCACGCCCCCGAGCGTTCCGGGAGTCACGCCAGTCGAACCAGACGCCGATGCCCTCTTTTCAGATGCACCATTAAAGGTTGAAAAATTACCGGCACCATCAATATAGGATGGATCATTACTTCCGAGAGCCCTTGAGCGCAGCCTGCATCGCAGCAGTCATCGTCACTGCATATGTATTTATAAAATCGAAATTGAATAATGAATCAAAATTGAAAAATTCAGACTATTTCAAGCCAGCTTTTCTCGTAGCGATTCTCGTTTTTTTCATGATTCGACAGGGCTCAGGAGACTCTGGCCCAGTCCTAACTGATCCTTACTAAATTTCACTTAAGGATTAGTTGTCTTAAAGAATAAATGACGGCCTCTAAAGCTTTTGATGAAATGATGGAGCAGTTTGTTGGCGAGCTCGGCCGGTCATTTCCAGAGGCGGCCCCGACGGAGCGTCCGACCTCTTCAGAATTTATGCATACAATTGCTCCGTGGTCTCAAAAGTTGATGGCAAAGGATGAGACGTTTTTTTGCGAAGAAAACAAGCTTCTTAACCTTCATTCTATATGGACCCGTGAAGATTGTTCTGGGACCAGCAAGGATGCGATCTGGCAGTATCTCTCATCGCTGTATATGATGGGAACTATGTTTAGTATGATTCCGCCGAGTATGTTAAGTATGATCGAGGCGGCAGCAGAAAATGCGGCAAAGAACATGACGTCTGGGGGCGAACCAGATATGATGAAAATGATGGAGCAGCTCATGGGTGGAGTACAGACTCCAAAGAGAATCAAGTCCAAGAAAAATTCTCGTTAAATAGAAGAATGGACCCAGCAGACGTTTTCAGATCCAGTGAGATTCTCAAGTTTTGGCCGACTGCCAGTCAGACGAGTCGCCAGCGCGTCTCGGCCTCGACTCGTTTCATCCTATATGCCATCTGCCTGGTCTATGTGTTGACTCGGGACAAGCGGGTCCTCGTCATAGGGGCCGTGGCTCTCGGCGTCCTGTTCTATCTCTGGAAGTCTGGAATGGTCTCTGAAAAGCTTTCAGAGGATCAGCCAACCGCTGATAATCCCATGGGGAACGTGCTCCTCACAGACTATATGGATGATCCAAATCGGCCAGCGGCTGCATGGTATCCCAGCGTCCGTGACAAGGTCCAGCGTATTTTCAGCAAAATTCATCCTTTTGAGCGGCAGCGCGATGCTGAAAGAAATTTCTACACCGCACCTTCGAGCACCATACCAAACGACCAGACTGGTTTCGCATGGGCCGCATTTGGAAAACCGTTCGCGCCAAAGTGTCACGACCAGGGCGGTGCCGCTTGTGACCCCGACAGGTTCTACTCAACCTTCCCAGAAGAGGTTCAATTGCGTGGTGGCAATGGCGGAGGCTACGGCAGCCGTTCCAAAGCGTAAATTAAAATGTAAAATAAGAGTAATGCAGAGGCTCGATTACAGCCCCAATCTGCTCGAGTCGGGAATATGGTATGGCCCGGCTCAGATCGTTCTGGCCGACAAGACTACGGTCGAGAGCGCCCTTCGCGAGGAGCCCACAACATCGTGGAAGAAGGGCTGGTCCGAGCACGCCTATGATTTTCCAAATTCATATGTAAATATCCCACTTCGTGTCCGTGAGTGGAACCCTATAAGCACCTTTGCCGAGAATCAGAATACTCGTTTTTTCCAACGGTATCCATCGGCTAAATAATTTTAAAAGGATATACTAATGGACCCAGTGGCTTTAGCAGCCGTTGTCGGTCTCGTGTTTGTTGGTAAGCACTTCTCAAAAGATGAAGAGTCTGTGCTGCCGCCAACCAGGAAACCACTCACTCGTCGGGACATCGACCTAATGGCTCACCCGGCCGAACACTCCGAAGACTTTTTTGACCTCAGACCGACTCTTCCATCGAATGGCCGCCGAATAGGCGATTCGCACTTGGCAAAAAAGGATGCTATTCGGTCACTCCAGGCTCAGACCAGACAGAACACGACATTCCCATATGGTCAGCCAGTCTACGATTTGTATAATCGTCAATTTGTAACCAATATTCAGAATAATCTGGCACCTGTAGAGCAGCCCAAGCGCGTCGGTCCTGGTCTGGGCGTCGGTCCGAACGTAGCCGCGGCTGGCGGTTTTCAGGACTACTTCCGGGCCCTTCCTGTGAACGTGAATGAGGAGGGCCTCACGACCCTAAAGGGCCTTCCCGGACCTCCCGACCCAATCATAAAGGCGGGTGGAGCTGCATACATAGGCAAGATTACCAAAGAGGCGGCGGCGTCGAAAACTGCATACAGGGCCCCGGCGGCATACGGAGGTGGAGGCGCTCAAGGAGCACTGACGGCCCCTTCAGGACGTCCCAATTATATCAAGACCAAGAAGATGACGTCACGGGCCGAGACTGGGCTCCGCACCGACACGCTCTCGAGCGGCCCAGCCCAATACAACGTTTCTCAGCCGTATGCAGAGGCCAAAGATGCATACACAAATATTGCTCTCACGAGAATGTCCGGAAACCGGTCGAACCCGGATAGACCCGGAAACGCCCAAAGAATGAATGTTAGAAATGATCCAGCGAACCAGGTCGGAGCGGCGACAATGGTTCGATCGGAGACGATCCCCTTCCCGGTCGGACCGGTCGGACCGACTGGAAACAGTAACAGCCGTGGATACAAGGCTCCTCTTTTCGATGATCCGATGAATGATAAAAAATCAAAGGAGAATCCATACGGTCAGAAATCCTTCCTGGATATAGCAATACAACAACTCGAGAATGCACATTCTTTGGCTGCATAAAATTATTGTTGAGTAGTATAAATGAGCGGAGGAGTCGTACAGCTCGTAGCGACCGGTCCTCAGGATACCTGGCTGACTGGCAAGCCCGAAGTTTCTTTCTATCGATCAAATTATCGCCGGTCGACTCAATATTCAAGCTCTGTCGAACTTCAGGTTATACAGGGAACTCCGGCACCTTCGAACATGTCGAGCATTCGCATAGAGAAAAAGGGAGATTTGCTGAACTACATATACCTCACGGCCACCGATCAAAACGGGTCGACTGTTCCCGTGCTCGACTGGCGGAGCGTCATCAGTCGCGTTGAGTTATATATAGGAGGTCAAATCATCGATACGCAAGATATGGAATATATGATGGGCGTAGAACCGGTGACCGGGACCCAGACAGCAAGTCAGCAGTCACAAAGCGTCGGTTTCTGGGGCTTTTTCCCTCTAAAATTCTTCTTCTGCAAGGATTGG